ATTATTTACAGAATCTAATGGTGTTTATAATGGTACAGGTTTCGGCTTTGGTGTAACCACGTTAGTAAATACGGTTGGTCTCGAATATCAAGGGACCGCTCAAGTTTACGTAACTAATTATACGGGCACACCATATAATGATTATCATGATGTGGTAGTAGCTACTTTACGTTCACGAGGTATCGATACATATACCAATGATGATGGTCCAGTATATGAGGTATCGGGATTAACTGCGGTTACTATGGATTGTACGGGAAATTACTCGGACGTTAATACTAACCCTTTCTCTACATTTGGACTTTCAGCAACAACTGCTGATGGAGATAACTTCTTTTTCCAAACATCCTTTAACGTATCTAATTCAAATTACTTATCAAAGGTATTTGGAAAATCGAATTTTGCAAAACCAAAATCCGAAGTACCTTTATTCGTAGAAGAAGAATATTATAACTTATTAAATACAGGTTATAGATTAGGTCGTGTTCGTGGTTTGAATTGTGTACTAACTGATTTACCAAGTGCTAGACAAGATTTAGCAACTAATACAAGTATTGGTTGGTATTTAGAACAATACCAAACACCCGAAACACCTTACTTAGTCTCAGAACTAAGGGGTAATCAAGTTTATAATATGTTTAAAGTTATAACCATATCTGATGGTAATAGTGCAAACAGAGAAGTTAAAGTATCAATTATGAATATCTCATTTAATAATGGGACGTTTGATGTTGTAGTACGTGATTTCTTCGATACAGATGCAAATCCTGTAGTTTTAGAGAAATTCACTAACTGTACAATGGATATCAACCAAAATAGTTTTGTGGCTAAGAAAATTGGTACATCTAATGGTGAGTTTGAATTAAGGTCAAGATTTATAATGTTAGAAATGAATGAAGACGCACCTATGGATTCACTACCTTGTGGGTTTAGAGGATATCAAACTAGACAGTATTCAGGAGTTAAATCACCATTCTTAGAATATAAAACAAAATATGACACACCGGGTGAAGTTATTTGGAACCCACCATTTGGTGCGGCTTCAGGTACAGACAATGAAACGAGAAGTTCAGGTGATAGAGTAAGAAGAACATACTTAGGTGTTTCTAACACCGCAGGTATAGATGTGGATTTCTTATCATATAAAGGAAAACAAAATCCTACTAATTTAGCAACCGCTACTGATTCACAACCATGGTCTTACCTTACTAAAGGTTACCATATGGATTCAGGAGCAACTGTTATTACGATTTCTTCTAATTATACCACATCAGGTGAAACTGCGTTTGAGACTAGTGATTCCGCATTTAACTCATCTATACCTGAGAGTAACCCACTTTATAAGTTAAACGCACGTAAATTTACAGTCGTACCATCAGGTGGTTTCGATGGTTGGGATATATATAGAGAATATAGAACTAACGGAGATAGATACCAATTAGGAGCTGCAGGTTTTAGAAAAGGTGCGGCACCTTCAATAAATTATCCAACCGCAACAGGGTGGGGAGCGTTTAAACAAATTGTTGGACCAGACCAATTGACTTGGGCTAACACCGATTATTATGCTTACTTATGGGGTCAATATACTTTCAATAATCCTGAAGCGGTTAATATTAATGTGTTTACCACAACAGGTATTGATTATGTAAATAATTCAAACTTAGTTGAGTCGGCAATTGATATGGTTGAACAGGATAGAGCGGATTCGGTTTATATTTGTACAACACCTGATTATAATATGTTTACACCTTCTTTAGGGAATTTTGATACGGACTTCATTTATCCTGAAGAGGCGGTAGATAATTTAGGATACAGGAATTGACTCTAACTACACCGCAACTTATTACCCATGGATTCTTACAAGGGATACGGTTAATAATACACAGATTTATCTTCCACCAACAGGTGAGGTTGTTAGAAATTTAGCATTAACAGATAATATTGCTTTCCCATGGTTCGCATCAGCGGGTTACACGAGAGGTTTAGTTAATTCTGTAAAAGCACGTAAAAAACTAACACAAGAAGATAGAGACACACTTTATCAAGGTAGATTAAACCCAATAGCAACCTTCTCTGATGTCGGTACAGTTATTTGGGGTAACAAAACTTTACAGATTAAAGAATCTGCACTTGATAGAATAAATGTTAGAAGATTATTACTACAAGCACGTAAGTTAATTTCGGCAGTAGCGGTAAGATTGTTATTCGAACAAAACGATGAACAAGTTAGACAAGAGTTCTTAGACTCAGTTAATCCTATCTTAGATAGTATTAGAAGAGATAGAGGTTTGATTGACTTTAGAGTTACAGTTTCAAACACACCTGAAGATTTAGACTCTAATACGTTAACAGGTAAAATTTACTTGAAACCAACAAGAGCACTTGAATTTATAGATATTGAATT